ACATTAGAAGAACTTGGTGGCATACTTGAATTGAACAATGCCGCGTTGGCAACATCTGCCACTACCAATTTAGGGGCCATACAAACATTGAAAAATCTAGAAACCGGCGCACAAAACCTTGGCGATGAACTGGTAAGATTGGGATTAAGTTTTGCAGACATCAACGAATCTGCATCGGGCTTTTTTGATTTGTTAGCAAGAACAGGACAAGCTGATCAACTAAGAGCAGGACAAACACAGGCGTTGGCAGATCAAACCAACAGATACATTAGAGATTTAACAATACTTGCAACTATAACCGGCCAAGAAAGAAAACAAGTAGAAGCAGATTTTAGAGCGTCTGTACTGAGAGGAAATGTACAGGCTCAATTAGCTCTATTACAACAGCAAGGTGTTGAAGGTGGCATGAAAGAATTTGGTAGCTTATCTGTTATTCTTAACAGATTCAATCCTATACTAGGAGATGCATTCCAATCAATTGCTACACTGGGTGTGGCTACTGCTGAACAAGAAGCAGTGTTGGCACAATTAGGTCCAGCAAGAGATCTTATTGCTCAGTTTGGTGAAAGTTTTAGAGCAGGTACACTGACTGATGCCGAAGCAAAAGCACAGACAGAAGCAATATTCAAAGCAATATCAGATGGTGTTCGTGATCCAAACTTCTTGCAAACTGCCGCACTTGGTACTGGTCCAGTTCAAGGACTACCAGCAACATTGGCTGAAGTGGCAAGCTCATCATTAGATTTTGCATCAAAAATTGACGGCATTGATTTTGCTGATCTTGAAACTGCAATTCAAAAACAAACTACCAGCACAGATCAAGGAACCACTGCACTGTTAGATGCACAAAGAGCCTTGGCACAGATTCCATTTGATATACAAGATGCATTGCTTGGTAGAGATGGTGGTGTGCCAGTTATTAACACTGCACTAATGACTGTATCTAAAAACATTGACGGCTTCAGTGAAATATTAAGCTCAATTATTACAACAGGCGGAGGCACTGGTGCTCTAAAAGATTTATTTGAAGGTAACTTTGGAGCGGCAAACACAGGCAATCCAAACACGGGCACAGATAAAAAACAAATTAGTGATCTAAGGAATACAGCAGTCCAATCACTACCAAGTGGCATAGAAGGCAGGATAGACTATGTAAACAGAATTAACGATGCGGCCGCCATGGGTAATTTAGCCGATTTCAAAAAAGAAGTGCTTTCTGTGTTCAATGAACTTGGCCTTCCAATTGATTTCTTTCAACAGGGTACACAAGGTGTACAAAATTTTGGTAACGGCACATTGGCCATGTTGCATGGTAATGAAGCAGTTATACCAGCACCGCGTGGAGAAATACCAGTTGATTTAGGCAATACATTACAACCTTTACAAGATGCACTTTCAAATTTGGTAGAAGGTATGAGAAATACAAATACAACGGTTGCAACAAATGACGTAAATATGTTACAATCAAATGATGTTGTACAAAAGTTGGAAACAATGATTGGTGTGTTGAAGTCAATTGCAGATGGCACAGCACAAGGCAACACAATGTTTGGCAAAGAAATAAGGAGACTGGGCAATCAAATGTCCGCAGATCTATTTAGATAATGGCTTGGAAGAAATATTTTTCAGTAGTATCACAAGATGGCACACTGTCACCAGTAAGCGGTAACACATCATCACAAGGCAGTTACAACGACTTTGGCAAACGTAACTATTCATCATATTTGCCAGAAGTTTACACAGGACATCCAAACAGGGTCAACAGATATTCACAGTATGACTCCATGGACGCAGATTCAGAAATCAACGCGGCACTGGACATTATTGCAGAATTTTGCACACAAAAAAATCCAGACAATCAAACACCATTTGAAATCAAATACAATGACACACCTACTGAACAAGAAGCACTGGTGCTACGCAAAGCACTGAAAAATTGGACATCATTAAACAAACTAGACAAAAGAGCATTCAGAATATTTAGAAATTGCATCAAATATGGAGACGTATTTTTTGTGCGTGATCCAGAAACACAGGAAATGTTGCACATTGATGCACCTAAAGTTGACAAAGTGATTGTGAATGAAGCAGAAGGCAAACGTCCTGAGCAGTATGTGGTAAGAGATCTCAACATCAACTTACAAAACCTAACAGCAACAGAGGTTCCCAATCAAACACAGTACACAGGCGGAGCAACGGGACAGAATCAAGGCTATCAAGGTTATCAAGGTGTAGGCAACTATGCTACAGCACAAACAAGTGGCGGTGCATCCAGCACCAGTAGATTCCAAGAAAACATGAATCAATATGCCATCAATGCTGAACATGTGATACATGCATCACTGTCAGAAGGTATTGGTGAAAACTATCCTTTTGGTACATCAATACTTGAACAAGTGTTCAAAGTGTTCAAACAAAAAGAACTGTTGGAAGATGCAATACTGATTTACAGAATACAAAGAGCACCAGAGCGTAGAATATTTTACATTGATGTAGGTAACATGCCATCACACTTGGCAATGCAATTTGTTGAACGTGTGAAAAATGAAATACATCAACGCAGACTGCCGTCCAACACAGGTGGTGGCACCAACATGATGGATGCGGCATACAATCCATTATCAATCAATGAAGATTATTTCTTTCCGCAAACAGCAGAGGGTAGAGGTTCAAAAGTTGACACACTGCCAGGTGGTACTAATTTAGGTGAGATTGATGACCTCAGATACTTTACAAACAAATTGTACAGAGGACTTAAGATTCCTGCGGCATATCTGCCAACAGGACCAGATGATGGTGCCAATCCACAGTACAATGATGGCAGAGTGGGCACAGCATACATTCAAGAATTGAGATTCAACAAGTATCTTGAAAGACTGCAAACACTGATTGTAGATCCAATGGACACAGAATTCAAACGTTTTTGCAGATCAAGAGGCATCAATGTTGATTCCTCAATGTTCAAACTTAAATTTAATCCACCACAAAACTTTGCATCATACAGACAAGTTGAAATGGACAATTCAAGAGTACAAGTGTTCCAAGGATTAGCAGAAACTCCATATCTATCAAAACGTTTTGCTATGGAAAGATATCTTGGCATGACTCAAGATGAAATAAAACGCAATCAGAAGATGTGGAAAGAAGAAAATGGTGAAGATATAGAAGCAGACACAGGCACTGAAGCAATGAGATCAGCAGGCATAACACCTGGAGGTATACAAGGTGATCTAGGCACAGCAGACGCAGGTGATGTTGATGCTACTGACTTAGAAACACCACCAGGAGCAGAAGATACAGGTGCACCTGATGTACCAGAGGGTGATCCAGACACACCAGGATTATAATGATCAAGACTGCACAACAGCATCTTGCCCAATCAAGAATGGGATATTGGAAACATTTAAAACATTCTCTTTACAATGCCATGCGACTACAATGGATTGTAATTGACTCTGTTATACACGCACTGTTTCCATTTGTGTTTAAAACATCTGCGGCAAGAGGTGTGGTAAGAATATATCTTGAGATGAAAGAACACGCACATCTCAGAAAAATGATTAACGAAGAAGAACAAGCAAAAAACAAATAATGAAATATACCATTTTTGGTAATTGTGTGTTACATCCAGAAACTGATGTAGAAACAAGTGGCAACTGGGGTCCTTACTTTGATAAAAAGCATCAAGGCCAGATAAAATGGTACATGGCATATGAGCAGAGCAATATACAAATAGCAACACAAGTCATGCTTTGTAGCAAACAAGACACTATTAATATAGTGCAAACAAATCCATTGCATAGAATGGCGTTTATCGATAGTGTTTCGCCAAGATCTTACAATGCAGAATTAAATGAGTTTGGTGACTCTTGTTTTGCAGACATAGAAACAGAAAGAATACCTACACAAAAAGAAGATCATTTGTTTTCAACGTCTACATGGCAAAATGCTTTAAGCAAAATTAGAACAGGTAACGGTGGACAAGACTTCGGACAAACTTTTAAGACCACAAACAATAACAAAGATAAAAATTTCCTACAATCCTATCGCAATAGGTACTATATCCCCCAAGCAAAATGGGAATTGTATCTCAGTCTATGCTTAATATGTAAACACGCCAAAGCAACTGGGCACAACATTAGAATTATACCAAGAAGAACACAAGACTTTAGAATAAACATGTTAAGTGACATGAACAAAATGCATATCAAAGATATTTCAAAACATATTGATCATAAAATGCTGTTCTGGTACAACAAAAATGGCAAAGATCTTGGTGCTGACAACTGGCCACCTGATGAAATACATGATATTATAGACAATGAACTGCAACCATGGTTGGATAAGGACATATAAATACATTATGTTCTTAAAAGAAATGTTTGATTTGATGGATGAGCGTTATTCTGCCAAAGAAGATGGCTCCATTGTACAGTTTGATGATCTACGCAAAACAAAATTGACGCTCGAACAGATTAATTCAATAAGAAAAGAACAAGAAATCAAAGCACAAGAATACAACACAGAACTTGAGACTGTGCAAAAGATGTATGCGGCACCAAAAGAAGCCGCTCCAACAATATAATAATATACATACATTAAATGGAACGTTGTTTTATACTCGCCAACGGCGAAAGTCGTCAAGGCTTTGACTATCATAGACTCTGGGAATATGGCAAGGTTATAGGAATCAATGCCATTTACCGTGAAAAACCTAAGCTAGATTATCTTGTAGGTGTGGATATACAGATGATGAATGAAATAGGAGACGCAAATTATACAGATTGCGAAGTTTGGACTTATCCTAGAACACAAATCAAACACGGATATTTTAAAAGATTTGGAACTGACAAGGGTTGGAGTTCAGGACCCACTGCTACATGGTTGGCAATTCAAAAAGGTTTCAAAGAAATATACATCCTTGGCATGGATTTTTGCGGTGTGAAAAAAGATGGCAAAGAAAAATTGAGGATCAATAACATTTACAAAAACACTAGAAACTACAGAGATGACAAAAAGGAAGCAACATTCCATGGCAACTGGGAGAATCAAATGCGTAGAAACTGTCTCTCAGTACCAGGCACTAAATTTGTTAGGATAGGACGTAAAGAAGTGGCAGAATTTAGATTTGTGCCTAAAAAACTCCGTGATGTAGACAATATGAGCCTCATATACTACCAAGATCTTGAAGTATTGTTGAAGGCTTGGCCAAAAATTAGATAAAAAATCGAAAAAAACACCAATATTATCAGTTTTATAGTGCTAGATTATACATATATTACATAGACTATGGCCAATAGTAACAAATAAGGAGTATACACCCATGTCACAAAAATTTGAAAAATTGCTTGACTTGTTGGTAAACGAAGAAAAATCAAAAGCAGAAGATCTGTTTCATGAAATCGTTGTAGACAAATCAAGAGAAATATATGAAGAATTAGTAGAAAATGATGCTCAAAATGAGTCAATCGAAGAAACTAAAACTGATGATGTCGATGAAGCAATGCACGGCGACAAAGATAAGAAGAAAAAAGACAAAATGAAAGAAGATGATGCTGAAGAAGTAGATGAATCTTCTGAAGATGATGTTGATGAAGCAATGCACAGCGACAAAGACAAAAAGAAAAAAATGAAGGAAGAAGAAGTTGAAGAAGCAACTGACTCCGATGAAGAAACAAACGAAGCGGCTGACGAAGACGTAGATGAAAGCACTGACGAAGTTGAAGAAACTATTGGTGGTGACGCTACAGACGATTTAGTTGCTGACATTACTGCTGATGAAGTTGGCGAAGCACCAGTTCAATCTGACGAAGACATGACTCAAGACGAATTAGAAGATAAAGTAATGGATCTTGAAGATGCTTTAGAAGAACTAAAAGCTGAATTCGAAAAAATGGACGGTGACAATGGCGACGATGACAATGGCGATGACAATGGCGATGACAAAGAAATGCCAGACATGGACATGGACATGGACATGGACAAGCCAGAAGAAGCTATAGAAGAACCAACTATAGAAGGCGAAGACGAAGCAGTTGAAGAAACTGAAGAAACTGAAGTAGAAGAAAGCAAAAAAACTGTTGAAGAGCACTTAAGAGAGTACTCAGAAATGGTAAAAGCTTCTACAGGTGGTGATGATGACAAATCAGCAAAATCACCAGTAGCTACAAAAGGTGGATCAACTCCAACAGCAAGTCCAGTGAAAACTGATACTAAAGTTGAGTCAGGCGGCACAGTTTCAGCTCCTAAGGCTGACACTACACCATACGGCAACAGAGGTGGCAAAGGTAAAGTAGATCCAAAACCAGCTCCAAAGCCAGATACGAATGATGGCGCGGCTAACAAAACTTCACCAGTAGCAAAGGGTTAATCGATTAGATGTTACATCTAAAAGAAAATCTTACATTTGACCAAGCAGGTTTAACACTTGAGAATGCTGGCAAAGACGGCAAAGACCTATACATGAAAGGAATTTGTATTCAAGGCGGCGTAAAAAACGCTAACGAAAGAATATATCCTGTAACTGAAATAGCAAAAGCCACAAAAACTTTGAAAGATCAAATTCAAGGCGGTTATTCCGTGCTTGGTGAAGTTGACCATCCAGAAGACCTTAAGGTTAATTTGGATCGTGTGTCACACATGATCACAGATGTTTGGATGGATGGGTCCAATGGGTACGGTAAAATGAAGGTCTTACCTACTCCGATGGGCAAATTGGTAGAAACAATGTTAAATTCTGGAGTAAAACTAGGTGTTTCATCTAGAGGATCTGGAAACGTAAACGAGTCAACAGGCGAAGTTAGTGATTTTGAAATCATTACCGTCGACGTTGTGGCGCAACCTTCGGCACCTAATGCTTATCCAACACCAATCTATGAAGGATTACTGAATATGAGAGGTGGAGCAAAAGTGTGGGAAGTTGCACAATCTGTATCGCAGGATTCTGCGGCACAGAGATACCTTAGAGACGGGGTATCGAAATTGATAAGAGACCTCAAGATTAAGTAGAGGAGAAAAACCGATATGTTAGAAACATTAGAACCATTGATGAACTCACAAGTTATCACTGGAGACACTAAAAAAGCTATCGAGGAAGCATGGGAATCTAAACTAAAAGAAACTCGTGACACAATTGAAGCTGAACTTCGTGCCGAATTTGCTAAAAGATACGAGCACGACAAAGGCGTAATGGTTGAATCACTTGACAAAATGATCAAAGAGGGACTGGCTAAAGAGATCGCGGAATTTAAAGAAGACAAAGAACTTCTTGCTAAAGAACGTGTGAACTATAAAAAGTCAATTGGCGAACATGCTAACGTATTAAAATCTTTTGTTTTCGAAAAACTTAAGAAAGAAATTGCTGAACTACATGCAGACAAAAATTCAGTAGCTGAAAACTTTGCTAAATTAGAAGAGTTTGTGGTTACTAAACTTGCTGAAGAGATCAAAGAATTTGATCAAGACAAGAAAGACGTAGTAGAAACTAAGGTCAAACTTGTTGCTGAAGCAAAGAAAAAGTATGCAGAAATGAAAGCAAACTTTGTTAAGAAGTCAGCTAAAGTAGTTGAATCTACAGTTGAAGCAGTTCTTAAAAAAGAACTTGCACAGCTTAAAGAAGATATTACTTCAAGCAGACAAAACAATTTCGGACGCAGAATGTTTGAAGCGTTTGCAAGTGAATACACCAGCTCTTATTTGAATGAGAAGGGCGAAGTAAACAAACTGATCAAACAATTAGAGCAGAAAGAAGAAGAGTTAGAATCAGCTAACAAAATTCTTTCAGAAAAAGACAAGGTGATTGAGGCTAAAGATACTGAAGTTGAAGTAGCCAAAGATCAACTGGAGAGAAGTAAGGTTATGGATCAAATCATGTCACCTCTATCAGGAGAGAAGCGTGAAGTGATGTCAGATCTACTTCAAACTGTGAAAACTGCAAAGTTGAAAGAATCTTTCAGCAAGTATCTTCCAGCAGTTATGGACAACGATGTTAAAGCAAGAGCTAAAATTCTTAATGAAAACAGAAGTGAAGTAACTGGTAACAAAGCTACAGAAGTTGACGCAGGCATCAATGAGATGCGAAAATTAGCAGGTATTTAAGGGGAAATAAAATGTCAAATACACTAATTGAAAACAAATGGACAGAAACTAAATCAGCATTGATGGAAGGTCTGTCTGGAACTAAATCAAAAGTGATGGACGTAACTCTAGAAAATACACGCAAATATTTGGCAGAGCAGGCAACTGCAGGTGCGACAAGTGCCGGTAACGTTGCTACTCTAAATAGAGTAATTCTACCAGTTATTAGACGTGTAATGCCAACTGTAATTGCAAACGAAATCGTAGGTGTACAACCTATGACAGGTCCAGTTGGTCAAATCCACACTTTAAGAGTGAGATATGCAGACGCTAACAGTACAGCAGGTATTGTTGCAGGCGATGAAGCATTATCTCCATTTACTATTGCTAACGCATATTCAGGTAATGAATTAGCAAACGCTTCT